ATTTCCTCAGCACTTTGATCTGCAGTAGCACCATCTTCTACATTAGCAAATGTTAATACTTGTGCTTTTGTAAGTTCTTCAATAACTCCATCAGCACCGGATACTCTACCAAGTATTCGTTCATCACTAGCGACATTTTGTATCTTTGCGTAAGTAACTGAGTCATCATCTAAATCTGATGTACTTAGTGGAACATCAGTTGGTTTTTTACCTATATAGGCCATAGTTTCTCCTTATGCTGAAATAGTGTCAACACGACTAATCGCCACATCACACGAACTAGCGGTATCACATGTTGCTTTCAAATGATCACCACTGAGTAAGTTAATCTTAGCACCACCATCTATTAACTCTAATGAGCCACCATATGGAATTGGAGCATTTTTAATTAGGTAGTAGTCCACTGAACTTCTAGTAATCCAACAGTCAACAGTAATAGACGCACTACCATGAATATTAGCAAACCTAAGACCTATTAACGTATCATCGGAATCTGAATTACTATACAAGGTTGTACCTGTTCCGATATCGGCAACCAATGTCAATTCAAAATCTTGTGCCATTATTTTATTCTCCTAAAGGGCAATTGCCATAGCAACTGCGAATCCATTTGACGCATGCGTACCACCTGTTAAAGTTACATCCGAGTCAGGCATCGTGAGTGTGCGAGTCGTACCAGTTGAAATTCCAGATGCTTGAAATGCAATTTGCTTAGTTGCATCACTATTATCTTGAATCCTGAACGTGGCATCCGATGGAGTGCTTGATCCTTCTGCTCCAGTATCACCAGTACGGAAGAAACTCACCGAACTAGCGTCTGTATTCGAGAATGACCCTGCACCTGTTACATATGAGACAGGAATTGCGGAATAAGTTGTATTGCTGGTGACTTCCCCCGTAACATTATAGATTGCAAAGATAGCAGGATCAGCTTGTTGAACAACCTTGACCGTACCTCTAAGGGCTGTCGTAGTTGAGTCATCCCAACTATCAACCCATGAATTGATTGATGCAGAATTAGCATCCACATCATCCATATATAGAACGGTTGCCGAACTTAGTGTAGCGTGATTAAACCAAACCGTGCCAACACCTTGATCGGAATCATCGGTGCTGGAATCAAATGTCATATCTAATCCAGCATCTGAACCCCTTGCACCTGTAGCTCCTGTTGCACCCGTGGAACCGGTAGGACCTGTAGAACCTGTAGAGCCTGTAGGACCTGTCGCACCCGTATCTCCAGTAGCACCCTTATTTCCAGATCTTGCACAAATAACGAGAAGATCATCAGAGGCAGATAAGGAACCATTGCTAGATACATGTGTTACAGGGACTTGAAGCCATCCTGTGTTATCTGTAACCGCAGACGTTATGGAATAAACCATAAAGGTAGCTGGAGTATCAGCTTTACGGATAGTTAGATATCCTTCATGGGTTGAATTTGTACCATCATCCCACGAAGCTATATAGTCTGAAATATCTGGATTACCACTATCAGCCGTAGTAGCATCAAATGCTATATTTGTAACTGAGGCGAGGGTGGCATTATCAAAGCGAATAGTACCTGTCCCAGGATCTGCCATCGTGGTTGAGGTAGCATAAGCATATTTGAATGCCCATCCAATAGATGAAGTTGCAGCACTACCAGCACTAGAAGACGCACTTGTGGCTGAAGCCGCAGCCGCTGAAGCACTGGTCGCAGCACTAGAAGCACTATTACTAGCCGCTGTAGCACTCTCTCCAGCCGTTGTAATATTAGGGGCTGAGGTAAATGTCTCGTCTTGTACTAGGGTTGTTTGAGTTCCTGCTGAGATAATTTTTGCCATTCACTTCCTTCTCCAAAGACAATATCATACACCTTTTCTATTCTATCAGAATATGTATGATGTGCAAGTACATGTTCCATACCTTGTTTAGCAATAAATTCCCTCTCCATTTCATTCTTTAAATAATATTGTGCTTTTTCTATGGCCTCGGTTGTATCACAATATGTAACAATATGTTCTTCGTTTCGAAAAATTTTTGATAATGTGGGGACATTTTCACAAAGAACAAATGAGCCTGTGGCGGTAGCTTCAAACATCCTCATATTTATATCATCATCAGCGGCTGTATTAATAACTACCCTAGACTGTCTATATATCTCCGCACACTCCTCAAACAGAGCAGTTCCAAAATAGAAATTAGGAAAAGCCTTGAATATATCGTGCAAGATTCGTGCCCTTTTCTCGAAAGTGACAAACCCAACAAATCCAACATCATATTTTTTAGGGCAAGAAGGTTGGTTAGGGTAGGCTTGTGGCTCGACTGCATGTGGAAGCCACACACTCTCCACTCCCTGTTCCTTAAATTCCTCCACCGCACGTTCTTGATTACAAAATACAAAATCAAATTCCCTAGCCTTATTTAATCTATAATCAAAACCTAGGTGAGTGTCGGAGGTAATATAGACAGAGGGATGGAGGTTATGAACATTGATTGGTGTGTAGGGGAGCATCTCGGTCAAGGCATCTTCTCCCCAATCTACCCACAAATATAAATCAAAGTGTTCATCAGGTGGTGGGTGTTGGGAGGAGAGATGTACAACCTCCCACCCCTTATTTTTCATAGCATTGGTCCAGTATAGTGGAGGACCATCATTTCTCCCTAACCTAGTTTCATAGAATGTGCAAACCCTCATTTGTCACTCCTTTCATACGTTGTTAAAATATTTTCCACTTCTAGTTTTTTAATCGTTTGAGCGTCATCTAACTTAGGTCTAACCCTACACTCCCAAAACTTCATGAACCCATGCTTCTTTATGAGTTGTTGATTGGTGAGGCGAGTACTTTCGTCACTATTCCACCCACCTGGTTTATCAGGTCCGCCGTGAACTTTTTCTCCAGTTTGGAAACCATGATGATATATAAAGATCGTGGGGAGATGGAGGAGATTATAGCCTTGATTTCTAGCTCGGATAGATAATTCAAGATCATCACCATGATAGAAAGCATCATCTATCCCACCAATCTTATCCAAGATCTCCCTATTATATAAGACACAAAACCCAATTAGGAAGGGGACATATTGTGCCCAAACACTACATCCAGACCAGATATTTTGGGACCCCATGACACAGTTAGAGGAGGGACCTACTGCAGCACAATTTTCATGCACCGACAGTACCCTAACCATGTCACGGAGCCATTTGTGTGAACTTAAAGGTACATATATATCATCATTAGCAAAAAGAACATACTTTGAATTTGAATGTTCTAGGCCATATTTAAGCCCCCCTGTCCATCCTAGGTTTGTTGGGGGAGTTACGACCTTAATCCCATCTTCTTCCAGCATATCATGGAGAGGAGCTTTTCCATTATTGACAATGATGAATTTCATGGAATAATTATTCCTAGTCATCCTCATTGACCCAATACATTGCCTTAATTGTCTTAAATTGTCAAAGGTGGGGATTATTATATCAACCCACTCATCCTGTAGTTTTGTTGTATTTGTCAAGATCCCCCCTCTCTTCTCTCATTTCGTTAACATCACTCTCTGCTTCATAAACTGCTTCTGTTATTACTTTGGGATAGCCCAAATGCCCTAGTTTACAGGCCGTATCCATATATACTCCAAACCCATTCTCTCCAGCCTTGTGACAAAACCATATATCCTCTCCCGCACCCGTTGTAGACATAAAATAAGGCTTAGCCATGGATTTTAAGACCTTGGTCTTGATTAGGACAGCCCCAAACCCAACTGCATCACACTTAACCAATTTGTCCTTAGGATAATTTGGAACAACATGGTTGACATAAAAATGTTCCTGTCTCATATTATCCCACCCCTTTTCTAAATTATATATTACAGGTTTATGGGGGGCAGATCTTGAAAAGGCAAGGGGTGCAATAATATCAACATCATGCTTGACTAATTGTTCAAATAGGTCTAGGGGAGTGAGCATGTCATCATCGACCATAAATAAATAGTCAAAACCCTCATCCCTAGCATGCTCTGCAAGGTGTTCCCTAGCAAGCGGGGTTAAGACTTGACCAACTGAGGCTATGGAAAATTGATATTCAACACCATCAGGTATGTCAAATTTAATCCCCCCATACTCTCTGTGTCCAAAGTGAGACAGAGTTTGTAGATTTCCCAAATGGAAACACATCTCAAGTCTATTATCATAGGCTTGACATTCAGTATGTCCTTCGTTGGGAATACCAAAAAGGACTTTGATTATTTTGTTAGTAGAGGGAGAGTGCATTTTTCACCTCCCACCACCACAATTTTAAATGTTCCGGGATTGTTAGATTGACTGCAGGTTTAAGCGTGTGTGAGTGGTGTTCTCGAATATACCACGGATTGACTAGGACTAAGGCACAAGACCAACACCTCAATATCCTTTTATAAGGTTTTACTTTCATCTCTCCCTCCGAAGATATAGCCCCCTCCAATTAAAGAGGGGGCTATTTTGATTAGATAGCTCGAACGAATCCTTTCGACCAAGCTAAGCCAGAAACACCTACCGTATCCCACTGTTGAACATACTTCCAACCATAAGTTGACATAGCCTGTCCTGTAGGATGATGGGATGTAAACAACCCACCCGCTAGGTTCAAAGGACGATCGCCATCTACAATACCACAAGTAACGCTCGTACCTTCATTAGACATCATGATGGAATCAACATAACCCCAATTTTGGACAAGACCATAATCATTGTCCGCAATATCCTGAGATGCAATTCCAGCGAAGTTGGAGAAATCACCTGCAGTAGCACTCGTCTTAACACACTGAATACCATCTGTAGATACTACCTCCCCAACAACACCACCTACATAACGAACACCAACACCAGTCGTCATAACATCACCATTAACATTATGTACGACAGTGAAAACCTTGTCAGCATCCTTCCTATTAACCTGATGTGAAAACATATTTTAATTCTCCTTAATTATGCAGTAATACCTTGCAATACACCAAGACGTCTGCGGTTATTGATAACAGTATTACCCTGGAATAGGATAAGTGCCGTAGAAACGTCTTGTCCGATAGGAGTCTGGAATCCAGGCTCAGCCATCTTCATATCAGCCTCGCTATGCACAACCCATTTCATATAACGCCTATTCAAAAAGTACATGTAACCAGAAGTTGCATCTCTATCAAAGACTATGGGGCGATTTTTAAAGACTAGGTTTTCAAACCCAACATCACCAACCTTAGAATCAGTATATCTACGTTGATCGGTGAGTGTGTCTTCAAAACTCTCATAGACGGATTGGGTGGTCATAATCATGTCTGGACCAATGTTACCAATAGTCAAGTCATTAACCATAGTTCTCATCTTATCATAACCATTGGTTGCAAAAGAACCTACACCACTCACAACATTGGCTTTCCACCAAGTATGTGTAGCGGGGGCTAATCCACCTACCGTGGTTGTGGCAGAGATCAGGGTATCAAGACCATCAATATTCTTGGAATTATTACCCGTACCATCTTTATACGCATCCTGATTAAGACGTTCCTGCAAAGTCATCTCTGCTTGAGTAGTCTTAGCCTGTAACAAATTAATTAGAGCATGGCGGCCCTTATTATTCCGTTTCTGAATCCCTTCAATGCCAATAGAGACTGAATATTGTGCCCAGTCAAAAGAGGCATTTGTCATTCCATCTTGCAGAGTCGTGTCAAGCATTTCAGAGCCTGAATAGGAATCTACCGTGGAGTTAGTACCATACATGAGTGGCTCAATAATTCTCTCCCCACCTGTCAGTACTTTCTTAATTTGTCCATCTGGACCTTTTCCCGCCAATGCCTTACCCAACTTACCATTTAGATAAGAGAGGAGAGGGACATCGTCAAAGATATTGTCATGTAAAGTTCGTCCATATTCTGCCAAAGTCGTTGTTAGAAAGGCATCAATTGAACGTGTTTCAGATCTTGCTGGCATTTTTTAACTCCTTATATCCCCATTCTCTTAGCTGCTCTAGTAGCCGCCTCGAACATGTCCTTGGGTTTAGACCCTTTAGGACTAGATGAGGAAGTGGTTCTTGGTTTAGATACAGACCTTTGTCTCTTCTCCTTAACCTGCTCTTGGTAGGTTTCACCCATAAATTCGTCAAACCTGCCCTCAGTCCTAAGGGCTTTGAAGAAAAGATCCTCCATATCATCAAAACTTGGATTAATTAGTACATTCCTAGGAAGGGACTCACTCACCTTCTTCATTGCATCTAATGAATCAGCCCACCTATCTCCATACTTATCATCCATTTGTCCCATCAACTTCTCAACCCTATCTACACGGTGAGAGTCAATGATCGGGTCAATCTCGTTTGTTTGGTATGATTGGAGAGACTTGTCCACGATAGACTGAGCTATCTTTTCAACCATCTCCACAGCCTTCTTACCTTCATCATCCATCTCATGGACGTTGACTCCGGCAATTTCCTGCTGTTGCACTCTTTTTATTGCTTCGGATATTTCTGGGTTGGAGGTGGCGTATTGTATCATTTCCGCCATCTTATCCACTCCACCATAGTGAGAACTCTGCCTCTCCATGGATTCTAGACGTTCCTCTAGCTCCCGTGCATGTGTGGTTGATTGTGTATAGGCTCTCTGTATCTCCTTGTACGATTTTGACTCCGGTGAGAACTCCTCTTCAGATGATTCCTGGTTCTCGTCAGGCTCTTCATCCGTTTCTTCTAGAGATTGTCCTTCATCTTCCTCGGAACCAAATAGCTCATCTTCTCCCTCATCGAAAAGATCTTCAGCTTCCCCTTGGTCAATTGCGGTTTCTCCTGTCATAGTCTAACTCCTCAATTAGTTTTCATTTAGGAAATGTCTTATGATTTTCCCTTTTTTACTCTTTCTAAAACCTTGTCCTGCTCCTCTCATTTTATGTGTTACTGCATCTATTTCTAGAGCATCTCCTAGTGCTTTGTTAGCTTTATCACTTTCCTCCTTAGCTATTCTTTTACTATTCTGAGTTTTTTCTACCTGACCTAAACTTTCTTGTACTTTAGCTCTTTTTTCAAATGCTTCTCGTTGTGCAGATCCTGCTCTTGCGTCTATGGAAGCACGTTTTTCTACATCGCCTAAAGGTTTTTTACCTGTCTTTAATCGTTTCTTAACTGAAGGAACGTCATCAAACAAATTCTTTTTAACGTATTTTATACCTTCTTTCAATATTTTATCTGCAAGACCCATTAATAACTAGACCTCTGCTCCTTAAACCTTTTCGCCTTCTTTGCTTTATTAGTAATTATAGGGGATTCAAAGCCCTCGGCTGCATAGTCAATTTCTGACGCAGCTCCCCTTATACCCAATCCTCTCTCTATCCTCCTTATATTTTTAATCTTCTTCGCCTTCTTTGTTATATTTTTAATCATGGAGGCTTTGTCAGAACTGGTAGTAGTGCTAGGATAAGGACCTTCCTTCAGGCGAGCCTCATGCATGGCCTTTGCTCGCTCTTTTTCCTCTCTAGTCTGTGCTATAAGATCTTTATTCGCCTTCTTTCTTGCAGGCGATATACTATCCTGTTTACGCTGCTCAACCTGTTTCTTAGCCTTATCTGCAATCCCAAATATATCAATCATACCTAGAAATTTATCTAAGGTTGATTTTGGTTTTGGTTTTGATTGTTTTGGTTCGTATTTTGGTGGCATTATTTAAATCTCCTCATATCCTCGCTCCTTCATTAATTTAGTTCTATGTCCGGGACCTGTAACCATGGCCTCTAGACCTTCATCATATTGCTCCATAAATACATTAGGTATGGAGTTGATTGTGATGAGAGTATGTGCTTGCCCCATACAACTAGAGCATTTTATGACATCCTTGTCAACTACAGCAGCATACTCCTCCCACTCTTTCCCGCAACTATCACACTTATAATCATACAAGGGCATATCTAGTTCCCCTCTTTAGATTTCTGCCTATCACTAGCAGCCTTCATTAATATATCCATGACCTTAACCTCCCTATCAGCTCCTTTATCCGCAGACGCCATCGCACCCTTCCTACCATCCACGCCACCTTTAATCCTTGCCACCTCCACATCAGTTTGTGTCTTAAGCTGGGTTTTTTGTAGGTCAGTTTGGGTTTTAAGCCTAGGTTCTGCAAGAGCGGCCTCCATTTGTGCTTGTTGTGCTTGTTGTTGTTCCTGTTGAACTTCTTGTGGATCTCTCATCAATCTTGAAATATAAGAACCAAAACCACCCCACTCCAAAGCCAACTTAGTAACCTCTGTCTTGTCGATTAGGGGATTGGTTTGGGCGAATTGAACCAAGGCCCCTGCTTTCTGAAGTCTTTCTTGTTCATTGGTGGGTTGTGTAGATCCCACCTCAATCCCGAACGTATATTCCCCACTTATCATTTCCCTATCCACAGCCATGAAGGGGAATTTCTTCCCCCGTATGGCTTGGGGAGTGTCTTGGGAGATTGACTGGGCTTGGTCTTGGGTTACGGGGATTTCAGAATCTACAGGCAAGGTTTGTTGGGCTATCTTTAACATTTTTTTAATTACATTAGAGAGGAACCTTTCCACAATCATAGATCGTTCCGCCCGCCTTGACGAAATGCCTTGATTAATTAATTGACCTTCTTGAGCTGTTTGGAGTTTTTCTGCCCCACCTGCTTCAAACTGGGCAATACCCACCTGTCTCATTATATCTTGTTTAATAAGACCTACAGTCTGGTACATGTCTTGTGATATTGTTGCATCCTTAACTACAGCAATAGCTGTGTTGGGATCACCCTTTGTTTTTATAGCAGAGCCAGAAGGACCGTGTGCCCACTTCTCCACCTCATCAGGCTTCACCCTCTTATCATCATAGGCATATTTCCTGTCAGATATTCGCCCCACATGATCTACCATCTTAGACTCAAACCTGTTTAGAAAGTCTTGCTTGGCTTGGTATATGGCTGTGTCTGCTACAGGGTATGTTTCGTCTGGGTTGTAATTGAACCAAACCGATTCCAGGGGATAGGAATTACCATAGTCTAAGGGCCATGGTGTGTCTCTCAAAAATTTCTCATGACCCTCAACAAAAACAATAAGTCTTTGGTTCTTTTTATCCCAAATATCCCAACCCTCTACCCTACCAAAGCTCTCACTCCCTTCCCTAACCAATTCTTTAGGATTGCCCCCCATCCTCGTATCCACTTTACTAAATTTCGATGTGTCTTCTCGTATATCAACATTGACTTGAATATTCCTTGTATTTTTTAGGGTAGGATCGTCTTGAAGTTCTTTAACAGTCTTTTGCCATTTGATGGCAATCCAATCATCATGGTCTATATTATGGTCCTTGGAACTGGGATCTCGAAGTACGTCAAGAGGGGAGACTCTCTGCACAAAAATAGACTCCTCCTCAATTCTATCAAGGAATGTGCCCGGACTTATCTCATCTTGCAAGACTTCAAGATCATATCCCACCATGATATAACCAACAGGACAGATGAGGGCATCAATTATGGCTTTGTCAGTCTCTTCCTTAACATTAAGTTCTTCAAACAAGAATTGAGACAATATTTCGACCCGTTGGACCAAAATTGAACTATCCACGGGCTGTCCTTGGTAGAAAAATTGAGATTTTCTAGGCTTTGCGAAGATTTTTGGACGATTTTGGGCTATGGAGGGCTTGATTGTTTGTACGGCTGTAAAGACCATATTATCAACAATCTCATTATTGTACATTTCCCTCGAATCTTCCGCCATATGAGTCCACTGACTTCCTTTATAATAATTACGGAATAATTTAGTGGGCTTTTCCATAACCTTCTCATGTTCTTCCCTTGCATGAGAGATTTTGGCTTTCCAATCGTCTATGTTTTCTTTAGGCATTTACCATATATCCTTTTTTATTATTAGATCTAGTCTGCTGTCTAAAGTAATTAAATGAACCAACGGGTGCGGTATCCTCTCTTTTCAAATCATAAGGACTCGGCCTAGACATAACCCCATATCTCAATGCATCACACGCATGATCATTTAATTTCCTAGCCTCCTCCTTGGGATTAGAATCCCGTTCTTTTATTTTTTTCCATACATATTCAGGAATTTCAGACAATAAACTAGTACATCTAGCTGAGAAGAAGAGTCTTGGCGAACCCTGTTTTCCTGTTATTGGATGTATGTGATCAGGATCGATCCGAAGATACTCTCCAACCCTATTCCAGCCTGCAGCCTTATCATTCTGTGCCTTTTCTAAATATATATCATACTCATCATATTCATCCCACACACTCCACGCTCTCCCCTCCTTCTCCCTATTTTTTCCCCACATAGATGGGTCGGCAAGGATATAATCGAAGGAAGTTATGTCAAATCTGGACATAATATTATAACAATGTGATGAAACTAGCCCTTTTTGGTAATATTCATCATACACAAAGATATTATCATCGTTATCTACATAAAATGCAAGAAAACATGTAGGATTTGTTTGTCCATGGTCGATGGCGGCGAATTGTCTATAAGTTCCTTTAGGTGGTGGGGGGATTTCTAGGTCTGAGCCTAGGTTGGGGAAGACATGGGTGTCATAGTCAAATTCAGGCCACACCTGCCCTTCAACTGCATCCCAACTCCCCTCCACATACCTACGCACCCACGACTCCGGGTTATCACGCTTCAAATCATCAAGGTATCCTGGGGGCAAATATTGGTTGTCCTTCAGGAGGGATTGGACGAATAGATGTTCGTCCAGAGGGTTACCGAGCTGAGTAGGGACAACGAAGGTCTGTTTCAACCAGCCCGGTTCGGGATTTGAGGCATATAGACCAAAGAATCGTGGGTACTTACCTGTAGGTAATTTCCACCTTATCCTAGCCTTCAACATATTTATAACATCTTCATTACATTCACTTGCCTCATCCACGCAATAAAACCCTATTTCTAGGGACTTGATCCGCTCATCTGCATCTGGACCTGACAAACCACCATATAATATTTTAGAGCCATTAATAAAATCTATCTCTTTCTTTGTCTGATTCCAACCTTGCTTGGCTATCAATTTTTGGCCTGAAATTTCCTCAATTTCAGCAACCAGAGCTAGGAGGGTTATGAGGGTTGTTTTTCGAAACGCCTCACTCTCATTCCTGCCCATAAATCCCCTATTACCGGGGAATAACATGGAGAGTCTTATGGCCTCGGCACATAATGCCCTAGATTTCCCCCCTCCAACCCCACCACCAAATAATTTATATTTTTCGGGAGCGTCTCTAAACAAGACTTGTTTGGGTGTAGGGCCTTCTCTGCCATAAAATAGGTCTATTTCACTCAAATTTATTCCCCTTCTTCCTGTTCTCTTCTTTAGTCAAGTATTGTAAATTACAAGGCACATGAAGCCCACATACCTTATCATTTATGAGTGGAACTATATGATCAACTTCATGTTCTGGGGGACAGTTATTATATATGTCATTTACCGCACCCGTGCTAGTCCATTCAAGGGTAGCATTTAATTTTACAGCCCGTCTTTTTGCATTATTTCTAGTTCTTTTATTTCGTAGAGTAGGACACCCAGCTTCCACTCTCTCCCTATGCCATTCATTTTTTACCTTACGTTCATTTTTAGACCATAACGGGTCCGTTTTCCTCTTCTCCTTCTGATACTCATTATTCTTCTTATTTTTCGCCCTAACCCACTCCTCGTCTAATTTTTTCTTAGCATACCAAAGTCTTCTCTTCTCATTCTTCTCTTCCTTGGTCTGAGGAGGCATTAAAGTTGTCTAGTTTCAACAATCATATCTAGGGGTATTTCCGCCACCCCTCTATACTGCTCCTCCTTCGCATTTATATCATTATTAAAACCAAGAAAGACCTTATTATCAACAATCCCCATAAACCAGCCGGGAGTACTATATATAGTATCCCCCTGTATCTGAGCATGTTCCTTCAAATTTCTTCGTTTAACAGCCTTACCATATGTATCGACAGCATCAATCCAATCAACCAAGACTACATTCCCAATCATTGATTTTTTGAAGAATTGCCTTATTGTCATTTTAATTCTCACTAAAACTAGTAGCCAATCCCTTCGCCTTCTTCTTCAACATATCCTGTCTTTTCTTATTTTGCCTAGCCATACCCCTCGCCAGTCTCCTATTCTCCGCTGACTTGGCTGTCTGACTTAATTCAATATCGTCATTAATTGCCTTATCTAATTTTTTGATCTTGACCCCAATAGGATCATCTTTCTTCTTATTAGCTCTCCTATTCAAGTTTTTTGTTTTTATCATATCGTCAATTAAAGGTTTTAACTTAGATATGCCAAATTTTAGAAATTTATCAGCAATGCCCATTCAATCTCCTCCAACACGCTTTACCATAAATAAAACCCATAGCTAAATCCAAGGGCAACCAACCAAGATAACCACCCCACATTATACAATAAAGTCCGGTTAACTGTCCGGTTAATCCATACCACACACCCTCTTGCCGACCCGTTGTGACTAGATGAGTGGCATAAAGACAAAGTCCTGATGTTACTAGTTCTAGTATCCTAAGTCCGTTCATATTTCAATCTTGTCATATTTGACACACCCAAAATTCTTCTCAATAGGGATTTGAATATTTTGTTCCTTAGCCTGACTTAAAAATTTTTGAACTTCCTTCTCACAATCCTGTTGACTATAAAATGTCTTGACTATTCTGCTTTTCAGAACATGTGGTGGTCTATTGTCCTGCCCACCCCATGCCAATGTTATATAAAGTAAGAACCACATTACTTCCCTCTCTTCAAAATGTCATTCATTATTTCAGTTTGTTTTTTTCTAGACAATTTCCCTACTTCCTTAACATCAACCCCATGTTTATCTAGAATATTTTTAAAGTGCGTGGCTTGTTGATCTAGGTCTTGTTTTGTGGATTTTTTAGGTGATTTTGATTTTTTAGATTTGGTAACGGGTCGCGAAGCCTTCTTAGTTTTAGTCCCTACAAAATCCTCCGCTAGTTCTCTCCTAGTTTTAGCTTTACTCTGTTCCACCAAGGTTCGTTGGGTAGAGGGGGCTAAAGCTCTAAACCTAGAAAAAACCTTCTCTCTCATAGCCGGAGTAACTTCACCACCTGCTGATAGTTTCCTAATCGCTTCAGATATTTTATCGAATTGTTTTAGCTCTGCATCCAAACTAGCCATAGGAGGTAAATTAGCCTCTAATCTCTGAGCTGCAAGGGCTTGTAATTTCCTACTAGGATATGTCTTTCCCCTTATAGTAGTTCTAGCTGCTTTCAACCCTGAATCGACAGACTTGGCTGCAAGTCTAGCTTCATCCACAGCTCTAGCTATATCAATCCCAACCTGATCTAGGTTTTTATCTCCTATAATGGAGTGTTTACTTATCTTACCTTTAGCCTTTTCTAATATATTAAAGGTGTTTTCGAAATTTTGAGCTACCTTACCCTGACTCATTAATTTTTTAAAACCAGCTCTAAGGACAGGTTCTTTTGTTAGTGGACCAAATATCCCTGCAGCAAGAGGACCTAAGGATTGAAAACTTTTAAATAGAGGAGCTGCAACCTTACCTATAGGACCTAGAGCCTTAGCAGCAGCACCACCTGCTGCATTCTGTAAAAACGACTCTGTCAATTGTCTAGCACCTTCCTCAGGTCTAGACCTAATATCTGATAAAGATGGGAGATCTAGTAGGTCAGCAAGGAACTGTGGTTGAGTTCTATCCTGCCTTAATCTAGGAACACCCTCTAACGGGTCGCGAAGAGCTGGCGGTGCTCCTCCTGGTCCTGATATAAATGTAGGATGTCTTGCTCCAAGATAATGGTCAGGCATCTTTCTTTGTCTCCATTTCTACGTCTATGATTCCACCCTCCCCACTGGGATTGGCATAGCCGGGTGCATATAATTGGATGGTTACGCCACCCGTTTGTCCTTGTTCATGATCCTTCATCCCCGTCCTGTCAAGGATTTGAGAGGCGGCTTGTACTCTCGTTGCAGGAGGTACTGTAACTGTCTTTTCAACACCGTCATCTCCTTCAACCTTGTAAGTCGAACCAACAACTTCCTTAAGTGTAGCAAGTGCCTCAGGTATTGTCTTCGATAACTCGTCTTTGTACTCATTAAGGACCTCCTTTTTTAATTTATCCTCTTCCTTAATCCAGATAGGACT